TCCAAGTACCCACCACGCAATGCACAGCCTGACAAAAACTTTAAGGAAAAGGTCAAACTGTTTTTGGTATTCATTCACCGCCCACACCTTGATCTGGCACACAGATCAGATACTTCATTGATACCCCAACCAACAGCACCAATAAACATCACAATAATAACAATGGCAATTGCCCACTGCATTTGTTCAGCTTCAGCCTCTTTGCGCTTTTTTTCTTCAGCGTGTAAGGCCGCCATTTCTTTGGCATCATCCCTGTCCATTTCAGCTTGACGGGCTTTGGTTGCATTCCACACGTCTATCCGTCCAGATTGCATAAAAAGCATCTTTAACTGTTCTTCAAACCGCTTGGCTTCATCCAAAGCCATCTCAATTTGTAACGCCGCACCAAGGTTAGACTTACCACCTGTACGCTTGGCCTGAAGCATGGCCTTGGTAGCGGTGCTCTTTGCATCAAAAAGCTTGGCTATTGACGGCGTTAGACCTGCCAGATCACTAGCAACTTTACTAGCTTTCTTAACGACACTGATTGCAGTTTGCAATCCTTCTAGCGCCGTGATCGGATCCAACATTATCTTTTAACCTTTTCCCACTGTAGGCAAACAACTTTGCGGTTATAAACATCACCCGTCCACGCCCACCGCACACAGCGGTATTCAGTCTTCCTATCTTGGCTGGCGGCTCCCGGTAAAAACACCAAAAAGAGCATCAATAGCCAACGCATTTATCACACCAAAGTCCACGCAATCACGTACGTACCATAGATGACAAAGGCCACAATAAGGGCCGCCGCAATGAATGCTTCAGCCCAGTCCCACATGGTCAGTTAACCGTTACGTCAGTCACGGCTTCTTCAGGCTTGGCTTCTAACGCTGTCTTTAACATTGTGAAGAAGGCATCCCTGCCTACTTGGAGTTGGTCAAGCTGGAACTTGGTAGAACCAATCTTGCGCTCAATGTCTGCAACGTGATTTAACAACATCTGTTGTTGCTCCGTCATGTCTTCAACTTTGAACTCAACGCCGTCTATAGTTACGATTTGGGATTGTTGGTTTGCCATATCGTGTTTCCTTTAATGTGCCACCAAGATCGGGTGGTGGCTTCCCGTTATGCTGACCAAGGCAAAGGCTGGGCGGCAGGGCTGACAGGCGGTGTAATCATGCTGTCAATTTGTCCCTGCACACATTGCTGTGCGCTTGTAATTGCTGACTCAGGAATCCAACCAATCACAACGCTTTCAGTAAGCGAAGAATAGGGGATGAATGCACCCACTTGGTCAGCAGAGTTGAACTGCGTGTTACCACCAATAGATGCGGTGTGTGTCCCGTCTACGCCAGTGACTTGATACAGCACGTTGACAACGTAATCTGGATCGGGAGTTTGCAAAGTGTACATTGCTGTGATTGTCGTAGTAAATTGAGTCATGCTGATGCTCCTTGATGATGACCATGATTGGCAAATTGACCGTGTGCCGTTTCACGAAATAACTCCATAAATTCCACAGCCAATTCCTTGGTGTCAAACAAACGTGCTATTTGTTTTTTACGAACCCAAAGTTTGGCTTGCCATTTCTGGTGCTGTTTATGAAAATGTACACCTTTAAAACCACTGGTATTTGTGCTTTTAATTTTTGTGTTGTACATATTTTCAGAAACAGACGCTGGGCGTAGATTTTCAATCCTGTTATTAGAACCTACACCGTCAATATGATCTATGTTAGACGGGATATACCCGTGGTGCATAAGAAAAACCAACTGGTGCAAATAGTATTTACGCTTGTTATACACCATTGTGAAATAACCACTGCCGTTTGGACAACCAACTTTTTTCCCAGTTAAGACGCTTGGCCTACCACGGGACATAATTCTTGGCTTCCAAAACAAATTACCGTCCCTGTACTCAAACAGGCGGTTTGCCTCTTCTTGTGTCAGGGTAGTCATGTTTAAACAGTTGGTGGTGATGGTGGAACGTAAGGTTGTGGAGATGGTTGGCTCCAAGCGTAAGTTGCGATGCTGAGGTAGTACGCCTCGTCTAGCACGGTGGATGCCGTGGGGTCATTGGGCACGAGGACGCAACGCCAGTAGGTTGACGAGATAACAACGCCATCCTTAAGGACATCGGTGGTCTTGCGAACACCAATACATCCGTTGGGTTGGATGTCAAATTGAGAGATGTATGTGATTTCTGTAAATGTAGACATGATGATCTTCCTTTTAAGTTAAGTGCCTGACTTGATAATCCAATCAAGTTAATGAACTCTTGGGATTAATTGACTTGATACCAGCACATTCCAGCAAACCGAGTATTGTTTGCCCAAAATGTTGACGCTGGAGTGCCAACTGTAATTGTGTTAGCCGCCGCAGTTAAATATCTTGGATACAAAAATGCTTCCCCCGGTTGAGGCCCCGGCACAACACTCACAACGGATACACCCAAATTTGCAAAGTATGTTGTGGAACCACCGCCTTGAGATATATCGCCTGTACTGGCGGCGGCAAATGGCAAGCCAGATATGTTTGCAGTTCCAGAGAGAGTTCCTTTATTGGATAACTCGGCATCAAATTCAACAAAACAAATATTTCCAATTTTTGTGTATCGACCTTGTCTTGCGGTGTAAGACTGCCCAGATACGCTTACATCACCACCAAGAACAGGTGTCCAAGTCCCCTCCTCATAGTCATCCAAAGTATTAGCGTTTGATGATGCTGATTGAGTTGCGGGGAATGTGATGCCTGTGCCAGCCACTGGGACTGCTGAGTCAAGGGCAACCGTTAGGGATTCGCCCATAGTAAGTTGACGATTACCAAGACCTGTGGAAAGTACAACGTAATTGCTAGAAGTCCTGATGTCTAGGCCATCCATGTTCCCAGTGTATCCACCAATAATGGTGTTGTTTGTTCCAGTGGTCATATAAAAACCACAACCAACAGAACCATTAGAGCCAGAATTTCCAATAAAAGTATTGCCACCGCCCGTTGTGTTGTAGCCCGTGTAGTGTCCAATGTAGGTGCTGTAACTGTTCGCATCCATTGAATAGCCTGCACCTGCTCCAACAGCAACATTTCCTGCGCCAGTTGTATTGCTATACAAGGCGATATATCCCAAGGCCGTTACGCCTCCGATTGTTGTTGTATTTGAATAACCTGCTTGATGCCCAATAGCAGTGTTTTGAGAGCCTGTAGTGTTAGCCCTTAATGCTCCTACGCCCATAGCGACGTTAAGTGAGCCTGTGGTGTTGTTGTACAAAGCGGCAAGCACTCCAGCACCTTCTTGGTATCCACCAACCGCTACGTTTCCAGAGCCTGTGGTGTTGAAGGCAAGCGCCTGATGACCGATGGCAGTGATGCCTGCACCAGTGGTGTTTGCTCTAGCCGCATACCGTCCTACTGCGGTGTTGTATGAGGCGGTACTGTTTGTATAAAGCGCGTCATCACCAATTGCGGTGTTGCCAAAACCTGTTGTATTGTTAAACAAGGCCCTGCTTCCAACCACTGTATTGGATGCGCCTGTTGTATTGCTATACCCCGCCTGATAACCGACAGCAGTGTTGCTAGATGCTGTAGTGTTGGATACAAGAGCAAAATAACCCAAGGCTGTATTGTTAGCGCCTGTAGAGTTGTTACCTAATGCACCGTTGCCATAAGCGGCATTGTAAGAACCTGTCGTATTTCCCGACATAGTTCCTTGGCCCATTGAGGTGTTTTCTGTTCCTGTTGTATTTGCGTACATAGAACGATAGCCAACAGCCGTGTTAAATGATGCTGTGGTGTTTCTTGATAATGCGCCATTACCTAGACCTACGTTGTAGCCACCAGTGGTGTTTGAGAATCCAGCCGAATATGCGCCCGATTCGTAACCCCCAATGAATACGTTGTAAACACCAGTTGTGGTTGAATATCCAGCCTGATAACCTACTGCTGTGTTGTAGGTTGATCCTGTACTGTTACTGTATGCCGCTTGAAAACCTATTGCCGTTAAACCTATGCCCGTGGTATTACTATATCCCGCTGCATAACCTACGGCTGTATTTTGAGATGCTATGGTATTCGAAACTAAAGCGTGTCTGCCAATGCCCGTATTGTAAGAGCCAGTAAGATTGCTTCCTAGTGCGCCTGTGCCAACGGCAGTGTTCTCAGACCCTGTGCTTGCGTTAAGGGCATAATACCCCACAGCAGTGTTGAATGAGGTAGATGTGTTGCTGTAAAGCGAGGCTGTGCCAACGGCAATGTTACCAGTACCTGTGGTATTTGAGTAAGCCGCCTGATAACCTATGGCAGTGTTGTCAGATGCTGTGGTGTTGGAGCGAAGTGATTGACTACCTAAAGCAGTGTTATAAGAACCTGTTGTATTGAGGACAAGAGCATCACGCCCAAGAACCGCATTGTATTCACCTGTGGTGTTGGAGTTGTTGGCTTGAAAACCTACAGCAGTATTTTGCGCCCCTGTAGAGTTAGCATAAAGGGCATACATTCCAATGGCGGTATTGTTTATGCCCGTAGTGTTTGTGTAAGCCGCCTGATAGCCCACTGCCGTGTTGTTAGATGCTGTGGTGTTGGAGAAAAGGGCTTGATAACCAAGAGAAGAATTGTTAGAGCCAGTTGAACCTGCGTTTGCCCCACCAGACTGACGACCAATAGCCGTGTTAAAACTTCCAGAAGTAACCGATGTACCAGCGCTTTCCCCAACAAAAGTATTACTTGACCCATTAACCGAATATCCAGCCTGATAGCCTACAGCAGTGTTAGCTGCGCCTGAAGTGCTAGTTACTAAAGCCTGATACCCAATTGCAACATTAAATCCAACAGTATTAACTCCATTCAAAGCCTGATAACCGACAGTAGTACTAGTAGCAATAGCACCACCACCCAAACCTATAGTCATCCCACGGATCAAACCATCCTGCGCGGCTGAGTCTTTAATGATCTTACCTGTCGTACCATCAAATAGAGCAATACCGTTAGCCGTAGCAGAGGCTGGGCCGTACACATCACCAGAAGCCGCTGTAGACCAAGACAGACCACCAGAGCCGTCCGTAATCAGAGCCTGACCGCTTGTGCCGTCATCTGCGGGGAATGTCAGTGTGTAGCTTGCACCTAATGCTGAAGGCGAACGAAGGCCAACATACTCACCACCAGTTGTATCTTCCAAGCGCAGTGTGCCTTGGCCTGTGATGTTGACTTGTGTGGAGCTAAGTGTTGTGCCGTTCCATGTCAGGCTGGCTGAATCGTTTAAGTTACCAGCCGTACCAGCAAAAACAATCCGAGTGGCAGTCAAAGAGGAATCAGTCAGGTCATTAACAGTCAGCGTAGTGCCGTTGAATGTCATGTTGGCAGAACCAGCCAATATGCCGGAACTGTTGAACTGAACCTGAGTGTTAGAACCACCAGCCGCGCCAGCCGTAGCAGTACCAACAACCTTCACATAGTCTGTGCCGTTGAAGTAAACAAACGCTGTCTCACCTACAGCAACAGATACACCAGTCTGACCTGATGCTTTAAACGTGACGATGCCGCCCGTGGCAGCGTTCACCACTGTGTATGTCTTGCTGTAGCTTGGGGCCGTGACTACCTTGGCAGTGGTCAGCGTACCCGTAACTCGCACGATGGCAAACTGGGCTGTAACTGTACCAGCGCCTGTCAGGGTGGTTGTGATGTTAGAAGCTGAAGCGTCACCAGTGGTGTTAGCCAAAGTTACTGCACCGTCATTGGTCAGAGTTAACGTACCAGCAATAGCAATATTGATGTATTGCGTTAGACCATTGTTAACGGTATCGCCCCATGTGCCGGAGAGTTCACCCTGTACTGGTAGAGCTAAACCTAATTGTCCCGTTGCGCCTGTAGTCATTTAAAACTCCTAATTCGTTGAAACATCAGCCCATGCCGCTGTCTGTGTATTACCAATAGTCTGCCAGTTTGCGGTCTGCGTGTTACCAATATTCTGCCAGTTTGCGGTCTGCGTGTCATCTATAACACTCCACCCAAACGCCTGTGAAAATGCGTTAACCGCTCCAGTTGCCGATACGCCCGTTAAGGCTATTGACTTGTTAATTCCTACCGACCCAACTGCGCCTGTTGCAGCTACACCCGTTAAAGCCGGAGAATGCAAAACACCCAGTGTTCCAACCGCACCCGCCGATACCACACCTGTCAAAGCTACGGAGAACGCTGGAACCACCGTCCCAACAAACCCGCTGGCAAAAGTCCCATTCTCAACAATAATGTACGATGGTACGACCGTTCCTACATCACCCGTTGCCGATACACCCGTCAGAGCTATCGCTGTACTACTTACTACCGTTCCGACCTCGCCGGTTGCTTGAACACCTGTCAGGGCTATTGCTTTTTCAATACCTACTGACCCTACGGCTCCTGTGGCTTCAACGCCTGTGATAGCTGTCTCAGTGCTTGCTACAACCGTCCCAACCAACCCAGATGCCGTTACACCTGAGAGAGCTACCTCAACACTTACCTTTACTAACCCAACTGCGCCCGTTGCTTCAACGCCCGTGATGGCAAGTTCACCGCCGCCCCAGACACTACTACCCCATGTACCATCGCCCCATCCAAGAGACATGACATCAAGTTGTAGACAAACGCAATAACGCAGTTGTCGTTGAACTTGTCGGCATCGTCAACGTAAACACCCCGGACGTAATGGTCTGGCTACTGAATGTGTGAACGCTAACCGCTGTGTTGCCCTGTGTAGAGTTGTAAATCAACACCGCATCAAAAGCAGCAAAGGTTACAGGTGTTGCCGTGGCCCCGTAGACAATACTTGCCGAAGGAGTCCAATAAGCCACCCCTGCGGTAGCTGAAGCGTTTGTAGCTACAGGCACATTGGCGTTGGTAATTGCCACACCACCAGCCGAATAGTTTGCTGACGATACTTCATTGCTTGCGCTGTATGCAGTGGTTGATGCGTTAACAGTAGCGCCCACCAAATACAAAGCCGCCTTAAACGTATCTTTTGTGGGTGCGGTTAAGCTACCCCTGCTGGTCAACGTAATAGTGCCAAATTGATGACCGCCGTTTAGTAACTCTCCCATGAAGGAGGTACACATACTTTGAGTATTCGCCATGATTTATCCTAGTGATGCTGCTTCAAGACCCGCTAACATGGATTTTTTCAAAGCCACATGAGCAGAACGATGTACTAATTCGCCGTCCAACCAATACTCCACCCATGTGGTCGTTTCGTTGTCATTATCCAATGAACCTTCACGCTTTTCAAGCAATGATTCGTCCATGTCACCTTTGGTTGTTGTAACAATCAATTTGAACTCCTAATAAGAGCCGCCGTAGCTGTATTGGCAGGCATTGTGATGGTGAAATTTGTAGATGTTTTGTCAGACCCAAAGTCCAACACCGCAATAGATTTATTACCTTGCGTGACGTTATAGATCAAAGCACAGCGGGCAGTTACTGAAGCGTTAAATACCACATCAGCAAAGTCTACAAAAGCTGTATACCCAGAAGAGCTAATGGTTACGCCTGTCAGCGTTACGCCACCAGCCACATAACCAGTACCCGTTACCTCTGCGGTTGTCGTGTAAACAGTGGTTGCCTCGTTTAAATTAGCCGCAGCCGTGTACAAGGCGATCTTTAGCGTATTGGTAGCTAAGTTGTGAACGCCCGTGTATAGCTCTGTTTTAAAGCTAGTGGTCTGGGTTTGGAGAATGTTACTCATGAAACAGCCCCAAATGTATTTGATTTGCGCACGTTTTCCGTTCCGGGGATTACTTGCAAATTGTATGGGGTATGCAAACCAGACACAAGTTTCCCTTGCAGTGGTATTACGTGATCTACATGCCAAGAAAACCCAAATAATTTAGCCCGCAGTGCAGCTAGTTCATAAGCCTGCTCAATCATCCAATGATCTTCAGTAGTAAGCCAAGATGGTGTGCGGTGTAACTTTGCCAAACGGCGTTTTACAGTGTTAGCTAAAACAATTGCTGGGTTCTTGGCTTTTGATTTGCGCACATACGAATTAGACAGTGCGCGGTTTTTTTCACGCCATAGTCTAATAGTTGCGGTACATTGTTCTTTGTTTGCTTGGCGGTATGCCGCATCTTGAGCATTCTTTTTGGCTTTAAGTTCGGGTGTACGCTTCACTAAAACCCTACGTTTTTGCTCATGCGCTTTAGTGCGCTCTGGGTTGGCCTTACGGGAAGCCTTGGTATGTTCGGTCGCGCACGCAACGCATGAACCTGATACATATCTTTCGCCATTTAAATCTGGGTGTTTGGAACACGTGCTACCAAAACAACGAGAAATACCCGCTGCTTTGGCTTCTTGGCGTGTTAGTTTTTTCATGAAACTGCCACCCGTAGCTGACCGTCACGAAATGCGTCCGCGCGCTGTTTTCCATCTGACAAGTTTTTATACAGAGCAATAGCTTGTACATAGCGATCTTGAGCCAGCTTAACCATATCCCCATCACCCTTCATGTAGGTGTAAGCCTCACAGATAGTTCCATACAACAATACAGAATCAAAATTATCACCCAGCCAAGTGGTGCCGGCGGTAACAATTGACTCGGGGTAGTAGTTGTAGTGAAGTTCTGCAATGTATGCGGCACTTGGAGTAGGCCCAACAATGAACGTCAATTCATTTACATCATCTGACCGAGGGCCAAAGATTGCGTAGTGTTTGGGTTCACTGACCTGTGCAGACAAGGGATAAGCTTCACGGATGAAGTTAACGTCCTTGTTCAAGAGATACAAGTAATCACCTTGGAAGACAATAGAGCCTGATACCGTACCGCTATTTGCAACAGTTAATGTGATTGTGGTTCCAGCAATGCTACGAACCTGTGCATTAGTGCCAATCCCTGTCCCAGTTGCCTGCTGGCCCACAGCAATACCTGTCGTACTAGCCACCACAATTGTTTTCTGCCCAGATGTTCCTGTAGCAGTTGTAGTGTTATACGGATATACGGCAAGGCTATATACCGACAGAAAGTCTGTCGGGCACTGGAGGTACTTATTACCAGTGGTTAATGCGCCCGTCACGTTCTTTCGCAAATTAGCAGGCTGCGCGGTGTTATAGATGCGCTGCTCCGCCTGACGAATGAACACATTCATATTGTCAGTTGGGAAAGAGTTCTCGCAGTAATCGCTTACCTGCGTGACAAGCTCACTGTAGTTCATGCCATCGGGCCTCTTGACATAAAGCCTTTAGTAGCCGCACCTGCGCCACGCATTTTGATACCAGTTGTTTTAGCTGCTGGTTGTGAGCGACGATAGACGTTACCTACAGCCATATTGACTGTTCCGGCATCGCTGTGATCTGGACCACTGCCGGGGTTTTCAGAAGCTGTAACCACTTTACCCGTCATAGTATGGGGTGTAGCGTAGACCGCAGCATCGCCCACTTCTTTACCCATCATCTTTTTGCTAAATGTAGCCATGATTAGCCTCGTTTCTGTGCGGCAATCTTTGCCAAGTTACGACCCATAGACAACATATCGGCATTGGTTTTACCCTTACCTTTACCTTTGCCGCCCATGATTTCTTTTTGGGTAGGGCCGCTGTTGCCCAAGTTTTTGCCTTCGGTCTTGCCTTTTTTAGCGATGCCGTCGGCTGATCGTGTGTATGCCATTCTAAGCTCCTTAAGATACCGTTACTGTACCAACAAATGTCGTTGCCACCAAGTAGTTTGGTGTCAATCCATCATCATTTAATCTAGACCCGCCCACGGGCTGCCAACCCCACTGAATATCTCGCGAACCACCAGTCAAACTACCAATACTGTTTACGCCTGCCGTAACGTACGTTGTATCCTTGCGTGGATTACGCAAAGCTTGTGGATCGTCCACAGGAAATGTACCAAGCATCAACTGGGGCTGGTCGGGGTCCCAGCACTCAGGGCAAACCAACAACTGATACTTTCTCTGCTTAATAACTTCTGTTTTAAGCTTTTTGAGTAGGTATTGCTGGCCACAGCGGTCGCACATGGCAATCGCTTTTTTGCCCGATGCAAACCTATTCCCCATTACGTGCTACCAATAAACTGTTGACGCGGTACAAACCGAACTGCGGCTTTCTCTCTGTCTTCGCCAGCAGCAATTTCAAACGCCTCGTTGTACATCATCTTGAGCATTTCTACTCGGGGCATCAATTCGGGGACCTTGACCGCAATGTTATACGCCAAGCCCGCTACCAAACATGGTAGGAAGCGAAAATTCATGTCGGCGGTATTTACACCTGCGCCAGCGTCTTGAACGCGCCTAAGCCTCCAGTATACGAACTGGTAGGGCGTTGAGTTATCAGGGGTAGGCCAGACAGTCACGGCTGGTAGTTGAGGCACAAAGACCGCAGTACCATCCGTTTGTGCCGCTGCCGTAGTGTTATTCTGACCACGGAACACGCCGCCTAAGGTATTACCTGTTACGTACGTGTAGTAGATGTCTTCTGTGCCAAGACGGATAAAGCCCGCGTTCGCTAACCCAACTACCGTGCTAAGCGTTATTGTGGTGTCCGTTGACGTAATCGCGCCCACCAAGACCGAATTCGTAGGATTAGTTTCGCCAGAGAGTCTTTGAATCCAGACTTGAATTGGGCGAGCTTGGCTAAGCTTGTTTGGAATAGTTGCATAAGTAGAGACGCTAATGCGTGTAATGGTTAAGTCCGCCTGCGTAGACGCAGTGTTGGACCCAGTACGAATGACGTGTTCTAGCAAGTCAATCGTGTCCGTTGGTAGGGCGTACGTACTAAGCCCCGGAGTCAGGTTAATGATTCCCTGCTCCATTGTCCACATGTTAATACCCTTAGACTGCCACTCAATCGTCATCAGGTTCATTGAACGACGCGCTGTACGCAGGTCATAACCAGAACGCATTTCTCGGCCCGCACGCTCCCACGCTTCCTCGGCGATCTCCGTGAAGTCCATGTTGAACAGTGTGGTTCCGGTAGTGGTCATCTAAAGCCTGCCGTTTTCTTTGCAATGGATTTTGGTTGAGCTACAAACTGTTTGCCAGACGCCTTACCAGCACGCTTAGCTTTGGTTGTGGCTGCATATTCTTGCGGGGACAAAGACTTAATGGCTTTCTCAGGCAAATACCGCTCCCCCGTCTTGCTCGACGGTTTACCAGACTTAGTGCGCCATTTCTGGTCACCCCAATCTTTGAGCGATTTCTGAGGAGCTTTCAATCTCTGTAACCTCCGCCAGCTTTTTTATAGCGCTGTGCCACCATTTGTGCTTTTCTCGCGCTCCATTGCCCAGCGCCAGTGCCTGCTGTGGCTTCTGCTTTCACAGCGTTAAAGATTCTTTTACGTAGTTCTGGCTTGGTGTAGTTACCCGCCTCGTTTACTTTAGACTTTACATCCCCACCCTCTTTGTACTGGGTAAAGTCAGTATCATCCCTACGTGCTTTTTTCTTTGCACGGGGCATTTTACTTGGGGACATTGCCCCCATTCCACGACTTGCCATCATTTTGGATTACCTTTAGCTTTCTTGGCTAGAAATAATTTATCAACCATTTCTATCCGTTGGGGCTTGGTCGTAACTTTGTTAATAATACCCAGCCGTTTGGGTTTACTAGCGCCGTAAAACCCAGCCTTTTTCAAAGACTTAACTACTTTAGCAGCAGGTTTTACGGTTGCCATATCAGCACATCTTTCCGCGTGTCTTACCTTTGGTAGCAATACCATCAGCACGACGGGAAGCAGAACCTACAGAACCGCCAGATTTCATACCAAATGCGGACTTTAAACGCTCGCCAACAGAACGTCTATCGGTTGTACCACTACCGGCTCTAGCGCGTTCACGACTAGCTTTTGCGCGGTCTGTTACAGACATCTTGGTGTCGTCAGCAGGCATCTCTGAAGCTTTAATTGCAGGTTTGTATTCTGTTTTTGCAGCAGGCTTAGCAGCGGGTTTAGGCGCAGCTTTTTTGGGGGTAGCCTTAGGGGTAGCTTTTACAATCCGGCTGGTTCCTGCATCGCCAAATTGCCCAGCTTCTTCCGCAGCGCCAGCGTCGCCCATCTCTTTGAGTGGACGTTTGTTAGCTCTATAAGCTTTGTCGGCTTCTTCCATAGCGTCTATGTCACCGCCGTCTTCGTAACGTTTTTTCATGTTAACTCCTTGTTAGCAGGCTCTGCCGCCCATGTTCATCTTAATCATCTTGCCTTTGGTTTTACCCTTAGACGCGACACCATCTCGAGTAGCGGAAGTTTTGACTGAACCCATTTTGGATGCAGCCATACCGCCTTTTTTCATACCGTGTGCTTTAGACGCGGGAGCCGCAGCGTGGGCTTTCAAAGAAGTAGCAATGCCACCTTTGGCCATCTTGCCCTTGCCGTCAGCAGCAAAGGAAGGGACCATCTTGCCGCCCTTGTTAACCATAGGCATACCGCCGTCTGCATATCCGCCCATATTCATCTTTTTCATATCGCCACCTTTAGAGAATTTGCGGCCCTTGTCCGCTTGGTTAAAGTCCTTGCCCACGGACTGTGGGACGCCTACTTTCTTAGCAAAAGATGGGTTGTTAGCCACCGCTGCCATGAAATTATGTTGTTTTTTAGAACTACTCGGCACTTTGTTTGCCTTTCCTACCCAGCAAATTTTGCACCGTTTCGGTTTCCCAGATGCGGATTACCGTCCACACAATTGTGAAGATTGCGGCAATAGACGGCAACATTTCCACTAGGGTTCCCACAACAGTCATTATCGACAGCGCATCAACAACATGCTTTGTCGTTTCGTGCGTATCGCTCATGTCAGCAGTTCCACGCCCGTAGGCTCTTGTTGATACGTGAATTCGGATCGTTCGCCGTCTTCGCGCTTGTTAGTTTTTTCTTCATGCCACTCATTCGAGCGCAGAAGGAGTCGCGCCGGGACCCGCCCTCTGGTTGGGGCGCTTTCAATCCCGGCTTGCCCGGATTGGCTTTGTTGTAGGAAGCACGGCCCTTGGCGTTCAATCCGCCCGCGTCCGATTTGCCCTCTTTCCTCTGCCATGCTGGAGACTTAGCCATAATAAATCTGCGCTGCGTCAATTGCGCTCATGTAGGCATAAATCCCATTGACTGCCAACACGCCTTCGCCGGGAATCATGGGGGCGTTTTGGAATTCATCTGATGAATGAGTTTCGTAAGTCATTAACCAACGATTTGCGCCACTTACGTACAAAGCCGCAGTAGAAGTTATGCTTCCAGTGTTAATGTCATTTAACGTAAACGTGTCAGCGCCTGTCTTAGTAATTGTGTAATTACCGTCTGTGGCTGAAACGCCTGCATTGCTGGCAAAGTGAATACCAACAACGTTTCCAGTTGACAACCCGTGAGCAGTTTTGGTAACAGTTACAACCGTGTTTGTACGAGCATAAGTTACGCTTGAAGTTACTGGGGCTGTGGTTGTATCAAACAAAACCAAAGTTCCGCTACCGCCGTAAAAAGAAACGCCTTTTACACGGTTCCGCCCAAGAACAAAAAAACCACTTTGGTTTAAATGCCCTTGTTTTACATCATATTGCATCGTCATTTTGCTGCTCCAATTCCGGTGCGTCTAGCCTGTTTATGAGCATCTTGTACGCTTGGATCGTGGCTTGAGCCTGAACTAAAAAGGTTTGGGCCTTCTGTGCTTCAGTCTCAAGTTCACGAATCTCAGTCTCCAAGAATTCCTTGGTGATCTGCATTAGGCTACTGCGCTAGCAACAACCAAAAAGTAATCAGCACCGGCAATACGAACTCTGAGGCCACCAGCCAAAGTGCTTGAGCTAGTAGCCGCAGTGAACAAGCCTGTACCTGTACCAACGTTCATCAAGCGAGTCATCTTGCCTGTGCCAGCACCCGAGTCAGTTACGCGGATGAAAGCACTTTCAGCACCAAGAGTTGTGCCAGAAGCAAAGTCAGTATCCAACTGCAAAGCAGCCAATGTACCGCCGGGAGCGGCAACAGCAGCACCAATGGTTGCACGGATTGCGTTAGCCGCACCAGAAATTGTGCCGCCCGTGTTAATTGAAGTAGAAATATGAGCACCGTTGATTGTGCCGCCTGTAGCGCCGTTAGCACCCGTTACTCGGGTCAAAGCACGAAATGTTTCGCCTGAACCTGTAGAGGTAAAAGTCAACCGGTTATACGACAAACGTGTATCGCCAGTGGTGGCAGATGTCGTAGCGTAAGATTCAGAAATATTGCCAGCAGTTGTTACTGCAATGGGGGAGGTTGCTGTGCCGCCGATAAAACCGTTTAACGATTTGACTGGGCCGGAGAATGTGGTCAATGCCATGATTTTTCCTTACATACAAGTTAAGTGCATTAGTCTGTATGTCGTCAGCCGGGACTGTCTAATGCACCGGATAAGCCCGGATTGGGAACAATATACAACAAAAGAAAAAGGGGCACAAGGCCCCTTTTCAAATATTTCCAAAGAAATATTAAGCGCCGGGTGAACCGAACACGCCCAGTGGGTCTGACACACCGAAGCTGTAACGCTCACGGGACTTGTAACGAACGTTACCTGTGTCGAAATCTCCATCCATTCCGGTAGACAAGGGGGTACGAACAAAGTGCTTTAAACCGTTAGGCACATCTGTACACAGGAACCAAGCATTGGTGTCTGTCAGGTAGTGATTAACAGTGTAGCCTTCAGGGATTGAACCGTTGTTCTTCAATGCGTTGATGTCATTGTCGGCTGTAGAAACGCGGAGTTCGGTTTCGAGCAAACGTGTAGCAACGAACATTAAAGAAGGAGGAACGATCAACTTACGGGGCTTTGCAGCGATCAGCAAGCTACGCTCATCTGTCCAAGCAGCGATCTGAATCACAGCGTTTTCCAACGATGTTTCATTCAAGTCGGCAGGAGTAGATGGTGTATTGCTGTTAACGCCACCAGAAACCAAGGGGTGCTGTGTCGAGAACAAAACTTGACCGTCACCGTAAGTGGGGCCACCGGCAAAGCCGTTGTTCAAGATTGCAGCAGCCTTGACCTGCTTGGTGTAAGCCATACCACGGGCCAAAGCCTTGGTATAACGTGAAGACAAAGAGTCATACAAGTTATCTTCCACAGCTTCCTCTGTGATGGAGAAGCCCATCGCAATGGTTTCGTGGGTGTAACGTGCAGTCCATGCTTCTTGTGCATTGTCATAAGCGATGGCAGAACCCTCGTTTTTGACTGGTGCTTGACCGAAGCCAGACAGCTTTGTCTCTTCTTCGAAGCTACGCTCAGATGTCTCTGTTTCGTAGATTTCTTTGTGCTCTTCGCCGTATTTAGCGTACTCAAGACCGAACAAAGCGTTCAAGCCGGGGAGTAATTCTTTGAGCAGTTGTGCGCGTGAAATAGCCATGATTTAGCTCCTTAGATGCCAACGGCGTTAGTGAAAGCGGAAGCGCCGGGATTGAACTTAACAAACACTTCAGTGTAAGTATCAGTCAATGGGGAAGCGAAACCGATGATCTTAAACGCAGCGGCAGTAGTTACTACTGTGCTTTCCAAAGCGCTGGTAGAGTTACCTGTACGGGTGTTACCTGTAGAAGTAGACTGCGCAGCAGCAAAGAAGGTGTTTGCGCCAAGAGCGGCCTGAGTTACTTGACCATCCAATTGAGCTTGGAAAGTCACGTTGGGGTCAGTGATAACGTATGCAGTCACCACGCCGGTTGTGCCGGAGGGGTAGTACTGACCGTAGATTTGTTGGCCTTGTGCGTTGATGTAAGATGCACCAACAAACACGCCCCAAGCACCCATACTGTCGCCACCAAGGTTATTGGTAGTTAAGTCTGCGCCGGTGGCGGTAGCCAAAGCGATATAACCGTCAGCGCCAATGATAACTGCTTGTCCAAAAAACAAGTTAGTTGCTTCACCAGCGGGGTCGATTAAGAACTGACTCGTAGCGCCAGCATAGGGCATGCCGTCGTTACGGTTAATGGCTCGTAGGCCATAGGGGGTATTGGTCATTGACATTTTAAGTCTCCAAAAAAATTAAATACCTTTTCCGAAAGTGACCGTGGACTTACGTTCTTTGAACATAGGCATCCTCGGATCATTCTCGCGCATGTAGGTGTTGTCAACTGATTGCATCTGCGCATCTGCTTGTTGGCGATAGTACGCATTACGCTGTTCAGTAAACTCCACAGGTGTTTTGCAAAGCAGGAGACCACCTACCTCAATACTGTCTGGAAACTTTGCCGCAGCAGAATTAAACAGACGAATCTCGGGATGATCAGAAGCTTTAACGGGTTCCCAACCCTCGGCAAGCTTGGAGGAATAGTTCGTGGCGTCATCTTTCCCTTGCGAGGCAATCCTGATCCAACGAAATGCATAACCCGGTTCCGGCTTCGGATCGGGTAGAAGTTTGGGGGGCATCCATTGTTTTGGACGCTCCGCCTGTTCGCGGGTATCAAGTTCGCGTGGTGCGCGGTTAGTTTTTTCCATTATGTTTTCCTCATTTCTTCAGCAACCTTACGGGCGTACAGTTCCAATGGAACCCCCAACCGCTTGGCGAGATTCACCTGTGTCTGCGTCAGCACGATTTTTCGCGGTGCTGTACTACGCGTTGCAGGTGCAACGTTATTGGATTTGGTTCGCTGAGGTTTCGCATCAGCGGGTTCGTCGGCTCCAAATTGGTCGGCAAACCTTTCGCGCATGTCAGTGTTGATACGTCGGTAGTATTCTTCACTGCCTGCCGGAATTCCTTCCCCTACCAAGTCCTCGTGCAAGCCGAGGGCATAAGCTGTCATCCGTTTATTGGACCCAAACCACTGATTTTGGTCTTGCCATGCAAGCAGTTTGTCGTCCACGGGTGCAGCCGGTTGGGGCTGATATGCGGGTTGTACATCAGTTTTTTCCACCTGTAAAGGGGTTGGGCGAAAATTATTTACTTTTTCCGCTTTCATCTTGGCCGAGGTAAGCGCTTCTTGAGCGTTGACCAAAGCGTCGGAATCACCCGCTTCGTAGGCTTCTTTGTACTGACGTTTTGCAGATTCAAGCTCGTTAGCCACCACTTTCTTGGCTTGTTCTAACAAAGCTGTCTGATTCTGATTAACAGAACCTTTAAGCTGTTTGTTTTCTTCCGCCAATGATCGGGCAAACCGCAGTGCTTCTTCTTTTTCACGTTCAGCCGCTTCTTTAGCGCGGCGCTCGTCGTGATAGCCTTTTGTAAAGTGTTTTATGCGTTTTTGAACACTTTCGTCGTACTTTGACAACTCTTCATCCGTCACATCTTTGGGCGGCTCAGACATGGGTTTGCGCCCACGGTCTTCAGGAGGCGTGTCGTCTACGACTTCAATTTCCGGTTCGTCGGACTCAGGTTCTACAACCTTGCCACCCTTGCGGGCGTTGACTTCGACTTCATCAGGAAACTCAAATTCTGTCTTTTCAATTTCAGCCATGATTACTCCTTAGTGAGGGCGTTGGATACCACGAGGGTCTTGCACAACGGCTTGTATGGAATCATCGTTAATTAAACGCCATTCGGTGCCATGAATTTTCATGCGCGTGCCGGTGTTTGGACGAACCAAAATAAAATCACCAACTTTGCATGATGGACCAGATGGGAATCTGGCAGCGTCTTTAAACGCATCGGGACCAATCTTTGCAACAAACAACACGGGGGATAAAAGCTCCTCGTGATGCATAGCTGTGGTAGATTTTAGAATCCCTGTCTCGCTGAATTCTTCTTCAGCTTTGGGCAACATACACAGAATGTGGTACGTCGCGGGGTCCGGTACTTGTTTGGCTTTCTCTTCTGCGGAGGTATTAAGCACCCCGCTCAGATCAACCGCACTGACATCAAATTCAGTCATCGTCATAATCCTTAGTTTTTCGCACGAGGTCAGCAAGTTCATACTGCGCGGTTTGCAGACCTCGGATAGTTCCGCACAGTTCTTTATAGTGCTCGTGGGATTTAGCTCCACCAGCACTAATTACGTCAACCAACTGCTTGACGTGTTCGTTTAGTTTGCCGTCTAAAACTTCAAGCAGATTGGCCATGATTACTCCCTATTACCTTGTAATAACTTTGAAAGTCTGTCCATCTCGGCATGCTCCAACTTCTGGCTATGTACTTGTCCGCCATGAGCCATCTTCTGCTGGACCTGCGCTTGTTGTTGCTGCATAGCTTGCTGTTGCTGGGCCTGAGCTTGTTCAAGCTCCATCCGTTTGGCAGCCATCTCCATACCGTGTAGCTCTTGCGCCTGCATAATTTCTTGCTGCAACCGCATGGATGCCATGGCGGGGTCTTCGCCTGTTCTTGCTGCGCTTTCCTGCGCCTTGAGTGACAACTCCTCGGCCTTAAGCTGCAAGTCACCCTTGACCTTGAGTGCCTTAGTATCAGCTTCTTGTTTCTTGATCGCCAACTCTGCTTGCTGCAACTGCATGACTGGGTCTTGCTGCATCTGCTGAGCTTGCTGATTTGCCACCTGACCTTTACTCGCAGCCAGCACTTGTTGTGCGCCTTGGGCAACCAGACGAGACAACATAACTTCTGCATCTTCTGGCATGGCTTCGTCGGGTGGTGGCAATGGCACGCCAAGCTGTTCTTCCACTTTCTTGCGGTACGCAAACGCCAAGTGTTCTGAGAGGTGAGCTTGAATCTCGGCCATCATCTTCTGGGCTTGTGGGTTCTGACCAACCTGCGCCATGATGAGCGGGTCCTGCATCATTGATGTATGTACAGAAATGTGTGCGTCGTGGTCTTGATAGATAAACGCTTTAGTCGGTTTGCCATTCAGGAACGCCATGTTTTCACTGACAGGGTCGCGTGGTGTCATGTCGTCATCTGTAGGTACAAGTTTCTCAGCGTTCTTTACACCAAGCACCTCGATCATCTGACGGTGCAATATCGGCAAGTCATAAATCTGCGGAGCTTGTTGAGCCAACTGCATCACCGCTTGGTACTGCATGATGCGCTGCGCCATCGTCGCGCTGTTCGGGTCGGACACAGGAATCACGTCCACCATGTCGTAATCTTCTTGCTTTGCCATGCGGTCGCCGCTTGATGGATCAAAGCTGTACTGATCTGGTGTGTAGTCGCGGATGATGTCACGCAAAAGTTTAAACTCTTGCTTCATCGAGTAGTGAACCCGCGCTTGCACGGCGCTCATGGTCTTCAATTGTCTTTCTAACAGTGCCAACGTCGTACCTACCGGAGCATTCGCACTCATGTCGCTGATGTTCATATCAGCAATAGAGCCAAGGCGTTTGCCCTCGTCGGTGATCTGGTTTAGGAGCGCCAGCAGAACCTGTGATGGTTCTTTGTACGGCAACATCATGATGTTGTCTTTGACTGCGCCGCTTGGCACATCTACATCACGGAACTCACCGGGGTTGATTGGTGTATCGTCACCCTTGATACGCAAGCCACGAGCCTTTAAGCCACCGGGCAAGTTAGCCAACGTACCCGCGTCCACGAGTTGTCTGATTATTGATGTACCTGCGCGTGCGTAGCCTCCAATCAAGTGGATCAAGCCCAAGCCATAAGCACCAAAGCCGGGTATGTATGTGTACTGTACGAAGTGATCGCGTTTTAATTTGCGCTTGTCGTCTGGGTTCCAGTTGCGGCGGATGGCCAACACTTTGTTAGTGCCACGATCAATTGTCACCACGTATGGCAGTGCGATCTCATCTTCATCCTCGTAACCCGGCAAGTCGTAGTCGACGTGTAGTTCCAGAATCTGATAGCGGTCGTCATCTGTAAGCGTAAAGCCTTGGTCTTCCGCTTTCTTCTTCTCAATGTCTGTATGTATGACTTGCGGCTCACCCAACTCAACATCACGATAGAAGCCCGCTACCTGCAGCTTCTTCATGTCGTTCTTGGTTTTACGCATGATGTGCGCAACACGATCAGATGTCTTCAGGCTCGACGCACCATAAGGAATAATGATGTCTTCCGCAGGTATAAACACCGCAATCTGGCGATTCAGGCTGGGGTCAAAGTAAACTTTCTTGAACGCACTGCCAGCCAAACCAAGGGAGTACAGCATCTTCTCATGCTCGGGGCGATACTCAGACATCACCTCGGTCAACTGGTAATTCATGTCCTCCCGGACGCGCTCTGCAGCCTCCTCTTTAAGACGGTCAATAGCACCGATGATTTCGGTCTTGACAGGACCCTGCGCCGGGAACGTTTCAATGATAGTTTCAGACTGGAAGCGAACAGCGGCCTCCGTGAGTACAGTCGAGAAAACTCCGCAAGCACCGAGCCACGGTTCAGTACGTTCCTCATACTTCATCCCCAAAACGTCTAGACCTTTGACATACATCTCAACCCAGTCTTTGCGGCTGCCAATGTCTGCATCTACCAATTCAATCAAGTCACTGGCAAGTTTCTGCAACTCGCCCTCGTCCATCTCTTCAGCAAGGTTAGCGTCAAAGTCGTCGCTCTTATCGCCTGCAATAATCTCCATTAGGTCAATCTCAACGCCGTCCATGCCGACGATCACACCTTCGGGGTTCTCAATCTGGACCTCAATATCAGGGCCTTCGTCCATCTCGGGGGCCAGTGCATCCAACCCAAGCGGTGCTGGGTTCAAAGAGGGGAACATATTAGTAGCCATTTAAAGTCCTTAGTAATACGCTTGGCGACGGCCCGCGTAATAGGGTTCATTATCCTCGTGGTCACTGCTCAAGCGCAATAGCCCACCCTTGCGAATTCTCATCAACGCCAGTGTCATGGTGTCTACCTCGTCGTCATGCTCGCCTGCGGGAAACGCCAAAATCTCCTCCACAGTGGCCGCAGCCCACGCATTCTCGGGGAACCAAACGTGCCCTGACGCAAACATGTCTGCCACGGCATTAAGCCGCGCGATTTTATCCTGCCCCTTGCCGGGACTGAAGTCCTGCACAAATATACCTGACCTGCGCATCTCGTCAATGAGCGGCTGACCACTGGCTTTAGCCTCGACAATCACACTGTCCGGCTCCCACGTCTTGTACTGCTCGTGCGCCATGGCTTTTAGCTCAGGAAACTCGTATTTCCCCTTGACTTTGTTCAGCAGTATGACGTTTTGCGTGCCGTCTTCTTCACTCTCAAACACGCCCCACGTATGGCACACGGAGAAGTCAGACCGTTCCTTGGTTGTGAGCGCCGTATCAAACGCCTGCACCATAAAGTCAATTTTTGGCGGGTCATCCTTCTCCCACCAGCGTATCCAGTCCCGTTTTATGATGGCAGCCTCGGCTGCGGTTGGGTTTTGCTGGTATTGAGCGTACCACTGCCACATGATGTGGTGCATTGACGCCCGGGTTTGCTGCAAAGACTCGATTGACCACTGTTCTGGCCAGATTGACTTCTCGTTATCCGTGCCTTCGTTCAAAATTGCAGGGAATTCAAAGGTTTCGTAGCTGTCCCCGCCCTCATTCATGGCGGAATCCTTGATTAGCCGCCCAATCAGGTCCCGCTGGTGCCACCTTGTGTGTAAAACACAGATTTTCCCGTCTGGCATGAGTCGAGTACGCAGACCAGCACTGAACCACTCGTATGCATTGTCCAAAGATGTGGTGTTTCCGGCCTTAATGTCCTGCTCAGACAGTGGATCGTCGGCAATAATCAAGTGGGCACCACGACCAGCGAGCGCACCACCCACACCAATCGCAAAATACTCGCCCCCTTTGGTCGTATTCCACTGCGCAGCAGCTTTTGCGTCGCTTGCAATGTTTGTATCGGGGAAAATTGCCTTGTATTCGGGCGTATTGATCAGATTTCGCACCTTGCGGGCCATGACAACCGCTAAATCTGCGGTGTGTGAGGCCACAATTACCTTGTGGTCGGGGTGTTTTCCCAAGTACCAAGCCGGATAGTAGATAGAAATCATCTGGGATTTACCCATACGAGGTGCCATAGACACCGCAATCCGGTTCTTCAGGTTGGTTTCTACCTCCATCAGCAGGCCACCAAGTCGTTTTAGGTGAACTCCAAACTTATAGTTAGGATCAATGGCAGCAATGAACGATAGAAAGTCGTTTTGGGCCAACTGCTGGCGCTTCCTGCCATCCAACTCTGCAAACATGGCAAGTAACTCCACCGCCTCGCTTGGAGGCAGCTTCTTAGAAATCCGTTCAATGATCTCTGGCGTTAGGGTTTGCTGCATCAGATTGCTTCGACGTCGCTAATATCTATCTGTACTTGGGACTTAGTTGGCTTGGGGTCTACAACTTCCGCTTCCAGCACCTTGGTCAGGCGTTCCCGCAGCATTTGTTCTAGCTCTTCCGTAGGTCGGTGGCGCATTGTGATTTCTGTCTTGTCCGTAAACAGCCCAACGTCGCTGATCTTACCCAGCAGTTCCAGTGACTTCATCCGTATGCGTGGGTCTGGGTTTGCCGTTTCTGCAAGTAGCTTATTAGTTACATAAGTTCGCATCTGCTGCGCCGACTTCACAATTACCGTGTCGTATTCTGACAACAGGGACTGCAGATACACCACCATACCGGGGGAAGACAAGTCCTCGTCTGACGCCAACTCGTTCCCGATGAATACCTCGCGGGCCTTGTGCTTGTCCGTTTCGGATATTTCGTTTGGCGGTGGCAGATTGTTAGTGTCTACTAACGCAGCCATGGCTGCGGCCACGCGGGTCTCCAGCGACTCGAATGTCGGGGAGTAGTCCGCAAGCGGAATATTGAAGTCAATTACAGGTGTGTACATAGGCGGAGTAGCAGCCGTTAGTTTGGCGAATTATATATGTAATTTTTTTCTTGTGTGTTTTATTTTTGATGGGGGGCCTTTCCTGAAAGACGGGGTACCCGGCTGTGTGAAGGGGGGTATGGTTTTGTATAGCCGTGGTTTTATTTTGCTGCCGGAGGATTCAACGCTCAGCGTAAGGGGACGTGGGACTCCTAACGCCACCAGCTTGGGGTGGCGGGGCGGTGGGGTCAAACCCTGCCGAAAACGATAAGGTTATACCTTTATATAACACTTGACAAAACTATAAAGTTGCTATACATTACACACATCGGTTAAGCAATTCGGTTTAGCCGATATTTAAATCAACGCTATTCAAGGGAAACTAAAATGGCACAATTCACGAAAATCCACGCATCGATTATCGGTGCATTTGCAACTGCTAAGGCTAAAGCTGACAAGCTGATTGCCGAAAGTGTCAGCAAACAAAATGCTGAAATCCAAAAATTGGTTGACGCACACGTTATCGCTTGTGCAACAACTAAAGCCGAATACCTAAAAGGTAATTCGAAAACGAACGAAGCCCGAGGGGAAGTGAAAGCATTATTTGATTCACTGGTTTCAAAAGAGTATATCAGCAAAAATTCAGCGCAACAGTATGCACAATGTTTTTGGATAGCGTTCGAAACTAATGTGCCATTTTCTCGTGACCTTGCAAACAAAAAAGCTGAAGCTAAAGCTGAAGTAAACGCTAAAGCTGAAGCTACTGCTAAAGCTGGAAAAGTTGAAGTTACTGACATGCCCGCTTTGATTGCCACTTTGCAAAAGGCTTTGCATCAATGCACCCTGTTAAATCAAAGCATGCTCAAAGGTGCATTAGTTGACGCTATCGTTGAATTTATCCCTGATTTCACCGAATCAGTTAAGTAAAAACCTAAACAACGGAAACCCTAGGGGAAACCCTAGGGGTTTTAAAATGAATAAATACATGCACTATTCAAAAGCAAAACCCGAATCCGATGTTTTGACTTGGAAAATCTACAATGACCCTCTGGTCAATCGATGGAAAGTTGAATTTTCCGATGGTGAAAAGCGTTCTTTCCGTCATGAAAAAGACGCAAAAGCGTACATCAATGACAAATTTTTCTCAATGTACTTTTAAGGGTTAACATCATGTCAGATTTTGTTGGAGTACTCACAATTTATACTTGGGTCAATGCACCAGAGGGTAGAGGGAAAAGGCTTACAATTAAGAAATGCCATTTCTGCGACACGTTCGAAATGGGAAAAGATATATTGACCCAATGGCGCAAAGCAAACCCCAATATTGAAATGCACGCTGAATTGGTCATTACCCGATACATCGACTAAACCCTAGGGTTTTCACTAAGCCACCGAAAGGTGGCTTTTTTTTCGCCCAAAATTTTTCCCAAAAATTTTCTCTGCGTGCGCTTCCATTGTCCGTTCGTAGAACGTCATAGTAGTTAGGCGGTGCGGGAGAGCGAGCGCGCGAGTGCGTGTGCGTGGGTGCGGGAGAGAGCTTCGGGGCGACCGAGGGGACAAAAATCAGCAAAAGTTATAAGGTTATAACTTTCGGGCAGCACAACTATGACGCAGGGAGAATGGCAACCTTGTTACAATGTAACAAAACACCCCCAGTTTGTTACAAAACTCTGTAACGTTGTTTTTTTGCAAATAGCCCTGCAAATGTAATACTAAGCGTTTCAAAACTCTGAGAGAGAGAGAGAGATAGATATAATATATATATATTGTTACATTGTAACAGTCTTTTCAGAATTGAGACGGTCAAATTCTGAGCCATATAGATTGGTATATGTTTGTGTGTATAGTTATATAAAACTAAAGAAAAAAGATTTTAGACCTTCATACCCCCAAATACCCTGTTACAGTGTAACCACGATCTATTTTATAGCCCCACTATATCCAAAACACCGCTAAGTTGTTGATTTCATTAAGTACCCCCTACACCACCATCGTAACAACCCCCCTGTAACATTCCCCACCCCTTTTGTAACACTGTAACACGCACCCCCA